CATTTGGCCCTGCTTTAAAGTCCTCTACAAACCCGCATTTCAAGTCACGCTATGCTGACCTATCCGCTTGCGTTGAAGCTGTCCTAGACGCTTTAAACAACAACGGCATTGCCCTAGTTCAGAAATCTTATGACTGTGAAAATGGCGTGATGGTTGAAACCATGTTTGTCCATGAATCAGGCGAAATGATGGAGTGCGGGATTCTTCACTTCCCTGCAAGCAAAGCAGACCCACAAGGTCACATGAGCGCTTTGACTTATGCCCGTAGGGGATCGCTGATGGCGGCTTGCGGTATCGCACCCGAGGATGACGATGGCAATGCAGCCAGCCGCAGAACCGTAATTACTCCAACAATCAATGAAAGCGCCCTTGTAGACCACTTAGCGGCTATTGAGGCATCTACAGACCAAGACAGTCTGAAGAACGCCTACAAAGCCGCTTATACCGCTTGCAATGGTGATTCTGAGTGGCAAAAGAAAGTTATTGCTGCCAAAGACAAAGTTAAGGCAAAACTGTAATGTGGCGTAAAAGACAAATAGGAGAAATGATGATTGAAATGATTGAACAACGCTCAGACGCTTGGTTTCAAGCACGAATTGGCAAAGTCACAGCATCCCGTGTAGCTGATGTGATTGCCAAAACTAAAACGGGTTTTTCAACAAGCCGTGACAATTACATGGCGCAGCTAGTGTGTGAACGCCTGACGGGTCAAAAGGGCGACAGTTTTACCAATGCTGCCATGCAACATGGAACTGAAACAGAGCCGTTAGCCCGTATATCGTATGAAGTCGCTCAGAACGTCTTGGTTGATGAAGTGGGGTTTGTCCCCCATCCATCCATCATCATGGCGGGCGCTTCCCCTGATGGCCTTGTGGGGGACGATGGCCTCTTAGAGATCAAATGCCCCAACACAGCCACGCACATTGAGACTTTGCTAAGTCAAACAGTGCCAGGCAAGTACAACACCCAGATGCAATTTCAAATGGCTTGCACAGGGCGGCAGTGGTGTGACTTTGTGTCTTTTGACAACCGTCTACCCGCAGAACTTCAGTTGTTTGTTAAACGTGTCCCAAGGGACAATATGTATATCAGACTAATGGAAGAAGAAATCGTCAAATTCTTAAATGAACTTGATATAAAAATTGCTCAACTCATGGAAATTAAAAATGTCTAAACTTTACGAAATCACCGTTGTATCGGGTAAATACAAAAACAAAGACGGTATAGAAAAATCCCGCTATCTAAACATTGGGTCTGTCATTGAGACCAAGAACGGCCCGATGCTCAAACTGGACAACATTCCTTTGATAGATGGCGGCTGGAACGGTTGGGCATACATGAATGAACCCAAGCCTAAAGATGATTACAAAGGCTTGCCAAAGGACGATGACATCGATTTTTAAATTTACGAGGGGAACGCTGTGCAAAGACTTTTCGAGCTTGCAGACGAGCAGTTAGTACCCCCACCAACAAGGAAACATCATGGACTATAAAGAAACATTTAAACGCATTTTTGCCATGCCCGAATTCCCTAGAGTTCGTGCCAATGATCCTATAACCTCATTTGAGGCAGCAGAGTCAATTAAGGACGCTGTTTCCCAACACCACCAGACAATCTTGGATTGCCTCCAGAAACACGGTGCTTTGGGTAAAGACGGGATTTCAGCCCGCACAGACTTAGACCCCAATCAAGTCGCTAGGCGCTTAAATGAAATGAAAGTGATTGGGCTTATCCAGCTAACAGGCAACACGGTTAAATCCAATTCAGGCAGAAATGAAAGAGAATGGCAATGTATCCACTCGGACTAAATAACAATCAACCCGTTCATAAATTACGATCTTGTAATAAATGCGATCAAGTTAAACCGCCAGAGGGCGGGATTTACATGGGACACAAATGGATTTGCCAAACTTGTTGGGTAACACGAAAGCATTTGAAAAATGACCAAAGACGATCTAGTTAACCTTCTCCGCATCACAGGCGCTCAGGAAACCGCCATAGACGTTGTGTGTGCCGCTTACGATGCGGGTTGGAACGATGCCCTTGACGATTACTCCAAACGGATTGTGGTGCTTCCTTTTGGCAAAGACACAATTGACAGTTTTGGCAGTTTTATCAAAGAGGCTAAGAAATAAGGCTGCACTCGGCTTGTCTGCGTTTGAGTAAACCAGGCAAGACCTTGCCCCCGCCTTTTGTCCACAGCATCAATTGCTCTTTAGCGCCATCCCAATCTTGGGCGTTGATTTTGCGCTTGAGGGTTGAAGTCTGAAGTCGGCCTGTCCCCAAGTTGTAGCAAAAGTCAACGATGGCATTGCACTTGCGCTCATCAGTGGCAAGGATTGGGCAGTTCCGTAGAACGCCTGGCAAGTAAGTATGCTCAAGTTCCACCATCAACAACGCTCTTGCTGTAGGCTCATCCATAGGGGCATCTTCCAAGGTCACTTTGCGCCCGTCAGAATAGTAGGTTGAACCATAACCAATTGTAGGAATCCCCGCAGGGCATAGGTAAGGCTTAGACCTAAACCCCTCAAACTGGCGACACAGAGCAGCAGCCAGTTCTAGGTTCATATACCCCTCTTAGACAATGTACGGTCAAGAAACCAATAATTGATTGTTCCTGACAACAATGCAGAAAAGTCAGGGGTCATCATGGTTTTAAACACTTCCACAGCTGGTGCGCCATTTAACCAGGCGTTGTAGGCAAACCAAACGTGAATGAATGACCATACAAACAAAACCCAATAAGTCACCATAGGACGCACAGAGGCCGACAGGGAAGCTACCCACCCACCAGCTGCTTTGACCATCTCGGCCTGTTGAACAATTGCGTTGTTAAAAGCATCCATCACGCCAACATCAATAGCGGCTTCCCGTTGTGCGCCAATCTCAGCTAACTTTTGCTGACCACGTTGGGCTTCCAAGTCGCATTGGAACTTAAACATATTCAGTTCATGCTGGCGCTCATTTTTTTTATCCAACCACTTCAGCACTTCAGGGGCCATCCTAAAAATGCCGCCAAAGATTGAGCCTAATAAACCACCGCTAAGAATGTCTAGCATTTGTGTTCCTTTTTATCATCATTCTGCATGAGTTTGATACCACTCAGGAATCCAATCATGCCGCCTATAAGTGTAGAAAAAGCGGGTGAAATCATTTTGAAGATTTCTGCGTTGTCCACTTCTTTGGCCCAAAGGCCAAGCATAAAGCTGATGACCATAGCCAAAACAGAGATGCACAGGGTGAAGCTGACCATCAGCGTAACCCACAAGGTTAGCTTGTCCTTGGTGTCCATTGACACTTGCTTTACTGGTCTGGGTATCGGTTTTCTGGTCATACATAAATATCCAACTTACGGTTTAGGAATATTTCCATGCGTAGGCGCTCTTGAACTGACCTTTTGCAATAAATCTCAAAGCCTATGTCTTGCAATTGAGTTTGCTGTTGTTTAGCCAATTCATTTGCTTTGTTCATTTCATGCTGTCTTTCCAATTTCTTTTGAACAAGATCATGCTTGTCTGGATACCCAGACGGTTGAACAGTTGGAAATAATTTGATTGTGTCGATCATTTCTTTTCACGCTCAAGTGCATCCTTATATCCATGAACAACTTTAGCCCGCAAAAATGTGGAATCCGCTGATCCCGCCCATTCTGCCAAATTGTTCCAAATTACTGTGTAATCTGTTGACTTGCAATGCCCTGCATTTTGATCTAGCCATGCCATCATTTCCTTATGACGCTGTGTGGGATCATGGATCGTGTAGGCAATTCCATAAAACTCTCTAACGTGACAGCCATTCTTGGCTACTGCACCAACTAGCCCAAGCAACAAAAGCAGAATGAGCCAGCGCATCCATTTACTTTGACCAATAGTGTGAAATGTAACCAAAGATTGAGGAAACGCCCGACACTAAGGCCATGCCCATCCAAAAGCCGCCACGCCCTTTGTTGGCTAACTCAATCAGCGTATCTAATTGGGCTTCCATCTTGTCAATCTTGGCTTCCATAGATTCAACTTTTTGCCAAAGAACACCGTATTTTACTAAATCAATTTCAGCCATCTTATGCTTTCTGGATAAATGCAAGCGCATAATAAAGCGGCAAGTTTGTGCCGCCAGAGCCTGTAACTGAGGAAGTAAAACCGCCTGTATTTCCTACAGCGTAAGTGCTACCCGCACCCACTACAAACTTGTCTCTCAGGTCTGGTGTACCGTTAGAGCCATTGCATAAGTAATATCCCGTAGGAATAGCGCCAATAGAGCCTGACCACATGATGATGCCGCCAGCGGGAATTGGGTTTGTGCTTGCGGCAGTTCCCAAAATACCATAAAGGTTGTCGTATGTGGCAATCTGAACAGCAGCTGAATCAGTCAAGATAAACTTGTATGAGTAACCCTCAGTCAACCAAATTTCTTGTGGGGGGCGACCGCTTGTTCCCAATTGGATTGGATTTGTGTTGGCAATTGTCCCCGCTGCCGTTGTATAAGTTGCTAGGGGAGTGCTAGACCCAGCTTGGTAGGTATAGATATACCCACCGTTAAGTGGTAAGCCTGTGTTGGTAAAGAATTGAAAACCGTTACCGATAGGTGCAAGATTGACTGCCATTTTATTTTCCTAAGTCTGAAAGTTTAGTGCCAAGTTCAGCGGCTTTCTTTTGTTCTTTTTCCATCTTTTTAAGCGCTTTATTTTCTTCTTTTGCAACTTTTTTAGCTTGCAATTTTTGCCCAATTTCTCTGCCAACGTATGCACCGCCACCGATTGCTAAAGGATTGCCTTCACCTAAGAAACCGCCAACAGCACCGCCAGCTGTTGCACCAACGCTAGGCAAACCTTTTTCAATCAATCCAACTCTACGTTGCTGAAGCGCTGCGCCCTCATACTTTAATGATGGCGTATATTGACCAACATAATTTAACGCATGGAATTTTTTAACTTCGTCAGGCGGAAATGTTTCAAGAATCTTTTGTCCAACAACAGAATTTAAAACATTGTTAGCTTTCTTAGAACTCCACTCACCAACATTGCTTGCGCCAGCTTTGTAAACTTCACGGGCCAAAGCGCCATCAATTTCAGCAACCGCAGATTTAGCATATTGGCGCAGCTCATCAGGCACAGGCGGCAAGCCTTCAGGGGCGTTGCGTACCCGACCATTTGCCAAATCGTTTAAAGTGTCTCTAACGTGTCGCCATTGATCTTTAGGCAGATTATTTAGCTTGGATGGAATTTTCTCTAATGGCGTTGCAGAAGTCAGCACACCATTCTGATCAACTTCACCAAAAAGTTTTTTGATTCCTGGAGATTCAAATATAGATTTTTCTAATTTGTGAATTTTATCGCCAAGTTTATAAAGGGCGGGGTCAGCAACGGCTGCAATGTCTCTATCAATTGCGCCATTTATCTCACGAATAGAGCCAGCCCTGTCACGATTCCAAATTGTTGGGCTATTAAAGTGTTTACGAACTGCATCATAAGCAGCAACAGAACCAGGCGGTGCAACAGTTCCATCAGGCAATTTAAACCCTGCTGTTCTAGCTAAATCAATTAACTCTTGGGCGCTTTCCAAAAGATTTAAAGTGCCAGCAGCTTTAAATGTTGATCTTGTTTGTGGATCAGCAAACAATTCATCAGCGTGTGTTGTGTTGATTTTGTTGTTACCAACTTTGTCAAAAGCGGAATCGTAAATTTGTTTTTTAGATTGGTTAAAGTAACCCGTAATGCTTGATGGCGATATGTCATCAGGTGCAACGCCATACATAACGTCATTTATGCGCTGACCACGTTGTTCGTCATTGATCAAACTCTTTGATGCGCCCGTAGCATTTACCCGATCTTCAGCAAATTTGGACAAACCAATCTGTTCATTGGCAATCTGCTCTTTCATTCTCAGACCAAGCGGTGATGGCTCTGCCATGCTTGCCAAGGCGTGTTCATTCCGCAATAGATTGTCGTTACCCGTCACAACGCCCATGCGGGGCTTAACGTCAGGCAATACTTCTTGGAATAGCTGAGAACGCAATTGTTGTTCAGGAACAGGCACATCTTTGGGGATTTTTGCCAATTTCAATTGTGGGAAAGTCTCACTTCCACCGTATTCCTCGCCCGTAAACTTGCCCGCAAATGGGTTGTTTTGCACACCAGCTGCGCCAACGCTGCCAGGGGGCGGGGCTTGTTTGGCAGCAAACTGCGCTTGTAAGTCAGCAGCCGCTGTGCTTGGGCGCTGAACTTGTAATTCTGAAGCGGCTTGTTTAAATGGTGAAGCTACGGTTTGACCAACTTGTTTGGCAACAGGGGCAGCTTCTTTTATGGCCTGTGGCAAAGCCATAGAACCAATGACAACCATGTTTCTAATATCTTCAGCGGGAATGCCAAGTTTTTCAGAAATTTGCTCTGGAGTCATGCCCAATTGATTGAACATTCGGTTTGCTTCTTTGGCAATTGGTTCTGTAACACCACCCAAAGGCTGCTGATATGTTTGTTTGCCTGTTATGCCAAAGGCTTTGCCCAAGGGCTTGTCAATAGTGGCAGCAGCTTGTTGTCCAATACGTTCAGCTTCTTGAGGCGTGTTGGCTGTTCTAGCTAAAGCCTGAACGCCAGCACCATAAATGGCAGGGACAACGCCATACAAAGTGTCAATTCCACCCGCTACCCGTTCACCAAAACCACGCTTGGCCTCTTGCACTTGACCTAAGAAATTACCCGCCATGCGTCCTAGTGACGTTCCTTCAAGTTTTGGCCCAGCAAGCGGTTTAACCTCACCACTTAATGTGCTTGGTTGGGTTTGTTGAACAGGCTGACTTGGCTGTTGGCTTGGTTGCGCTGGCTGCGCTTGCTTGCCAAGAATCATTGCCCCTAAATCATCCTGGGGGGCTGCCTGTTGCTGCGTTTGTTTGGGCGCTAGTGGTGTTTTCGACTTTCGTGAAATTTCGTTCAACAAAGCATCTACATCACCTTGCAACCGTCTTTTTTGTTGAGGATCATTTGCTTTGCTTAACTGATTTTGGACGTTTGTAAGTTCGCCTTGAAGAATTGTCAATGCTTCTTGATCACGTTCAGCCTGAGTTTTTGAAACTGTAGGTGATTTTTTTGGGGGGGCATTAGAACCAGATTCAGGCGCTTTGCCTAAAATGAGTGCGCCAAGTTCATCCATCACAAGCCTCCAGTTTCAGACAATTTCTTAATGTTCTGATACTTATTGTAAAACTCTTGACGCTTTACGGGGTCACTTCCTAACAGTTTTTCAATCTCAAATTTGCGTTTGGTTGGGTCAGTTATGTCTTTATAAAGATTCATAACTTCAAAAATCTTAGTATCAGCATTGGCATTCCACAATTGCTGATAAGCCTTGATGTTGTTGTCGCCATATTGCTGTGCAAACTTTTGTGCGCCATTGGCTTGCATATCAATATTGGTCTGATCGGCCTGAACCCTGCGGGCAATGTTAATTAACACGCCTGTTGGCACTTTGACCGTACCGTTAGCTACGGCTTGCATATCTAAGCCCGCCACGGTGTTACCAACGCCACCCATAGCCTTTGTATTGGACAATGCCATGTTAGCCAGGTCTTTGGCAAGCATATCGTACTCATCGCTTTTCAAAGCCATAAGCACTTTTTGCTCTAATCGGCCTAAAACACCGCCACTTGGGAATTGTAGGTTTTCACCAATGCCTGTGGCTTGTTTAATAACTTCCTCAACATTCCTTCGGCTTTGTGGCAAACCACCTTGAGCCTCAATTAAACGTGTACGGTAGCCTTGACCAGACGCTTGGTCTGCCGCCTCTGTTGGCTCTGGCGCATAGGGTTGTGATGCGCTTCTAATAGGATATGGCAAAGGCATATTGCCAACAGTAGGTCTTTGACCCATAACGCCACCACCACCTTGCTGTGGCGTATTTTGCAAACCTTGAGCAACACCAATAGTAGCCGTTGGCGCAGCATTTGCCACGCTAGGCTGCGTAAGTATTGTTTGACCTTGCGCTGTTGTGCTAATGCTTGGTGTAAATGCAGTTTGCTTTTGTGCGGGCGACAATAAAGATTGCTCTTGTGCAATCAAGTCTTTTACAACATTTGGGCCTTTTTGCGCTTGTGCAAGTGGAACTTTATAAGCCTCAATTAAGTCATGTATTTCACGGCTATCTGGATTTTCTTTTTTTAGACGATCCAATTCGCCAATAACCATTTGCGGATCGTCAATGCCCATACGTCCCAAGATTCCCAAACGACCACCAACAATTTGACGCATATCTTGCGTCATGTCATTTTTAGCTTTAGTGGCAGCAGTTTGGCTTGTGCTTAATCCACTCAATGAACTGATCACATCAGAGCCTGTCAACGGGGCAATTTTAGGAATAACGGCATTGATCTTGTCCATGTCAATGCGACCATTGGTCTGCCAATTGTCAGGATTGCTTGTGAATTCTTGCAGTTTCAAACGCTCATCATTTTTTTGACGCAACACTTGATTTTCAATTTGCTTTTTTTCTAACTCTAAAGGATTTAATTGCTGTGCTTGCTGATAGTTTTGAATGCCAGAAGCCATGTTAATCATGTCCCCAAGACTTGTCTGTTGGGGTTTAGCGTAATTCACGTTCATTTGAAAGTCAGCCATGATTTATCCTTATGTCGCTTTAAGCATAGAACCAAGCAAAGCTGTGTTGCCAAGATTGCTTAAAGCAGTTGCGTTGTTTGCGCCTGTTGCTGTGGCATTACCCGCCAATGCACCCGCTATGCCAGTTGCAAGATTAGCAGAATTCAATCCATACACATTTGCGGCATTGATACCTTGACCCGCATTAGTTGTAAGGTTTCCACCATAAGTATTGGAAGCGCCTGTCAAATCAGTTCCATATTGGTTATAAGCATTTTGCAATTGACCAGCATTAGCAAGCATATTGCCGCCATAAGTATTAGAAGCGCCCGTCAAATTGCTACCGTATTGGTTGTAAGCGTTTTGCATTTGACCAAGATTGGATGACAACACATTGTTTAAATTGTTAGTCACGCCTGATGTGTTAGTGCCGTAAGCATTACCCGCACTCAGCAAGTTCCCCGCATTGGTTGTCAAGTTGCCACCAAGGTTAGATGACAATGAACCCATGTTAGAACCGTAAGTATTGCCAAGGCTTGCCAATTGACCGCCTGATGTTGTGCCAATGTTAGCCATGCCCGCTAATGTGGAATAGATATTTTGGCGTTGCGTGTTGAAATTATTAAACGCATTTTGATATGCACCCGCTGCATAATTTTGCGTGTAATCTTGCAAGCCTCTCAAAGCATTACCGCCCAAACTACCACCGCCCATGTTTGCGGCACGTTGGTTAGCCATTTGACCTTGTTGCAATTGAAATGCGTAGTTAGGGGCTAATTGACTATTTAAATCAGCCGCACCAAATTGGCGTGTTAAATAATCTTGATTGTTAATCAGACCTTGTGAACCCGCCCGACCAACATCTTGATAAGGTTGTTGAAAACCGACTTGTTGGTTATACACATTGCCCATATTTCCAAGGGTTGTGTT